ATTTTAGTCTGCGTGAATTCTTACTTCTGTAAGTAATGACTGCATCGCCTGCGTCATCTAGTTTCTTTTTAAAATCATCCTTTGTCATGTTTCCTCCAATTTTATCTAACAAATGATTATTTGAATTGTAAAATTTTTGGTTACATACTATGGATGCAAAAAACTAGGGTACCCTAAGATACCCTAGCTAAAAAACTAAAACTAATTGTTTAAGTTATTTACTACTGTAGTAAAGTATACTGCTGCTTTACCAGTTAGTTTTGAGATGATTGCTTCATCAATATCCTGACCTGCATCACTCAGCGCACTAGTCAAGGAGGATTGTGCGTCAGCAACACTTACTCTACCACCACCGCTTGAACCGCCTGAAGATCTAGCTGCTGGAGTTTTTCTTACATAAACACCTGCTTTTGTAAGAATCATTCTAACACCATTTGGAGATTCTTCTAGCTGCTCTGCGATATCTTTTACTATCTCCATACTATTCTCTGGAGTAGGTTCTTCAGCGACATACATGTCAACTGCTTCTTGTTTTTTCTCGTCTGTCCAAGACATTCTTTTTCTCCTATTAATTAAGCCAAATCGTGATTTGTATTCTTCTATGCTGTCTGTATTACGATAGCCTGGAGCCCATCCAGTTGCTTGTAATTGTTGCATATAAAATCTATCACTCATTAACTGTTCTTCTAAAATATAATTATATTATATAAAAATTTTAAGGCGGTGTCAAGAACTATTTTTCGTTTCCTTATGAAAAATGTCTTTTGATTACTTCTAACTTATCTTCGGCCTCTGCTAATTTAGCAACCTGAGACTCGACAGCTTCTACAATCTCTGGGTGTTCCCCAATTCCAACAGGATTTCTTTGATATGCAAGAACATTTGCTTTGCATACTGCGATTTCGCCTTCTAATTTTTTACATAATGCTTCTAATAAATAGTTCATATTTATCCCCTTGGGAAGTTATCCCACCTGTAGAATTTTTTAGTTTCTGAATCCCAATACCAACCTTTATTCTTTTGTTCGTTTTGTGGAAGTTCTGATTCTACATATTTTTCTGCTTTTTCTTGTTCTTCCAGTAATCTCATATACCAAATTGCCATTATAATTTTTTAATTCCAAATACATAGTTATCAGCAGCATCTTCTGCGTAAGATTCACTATGTCCTTTGTAAGTTTCTGTTTTAATAAACTCTCCATTTTTATAGAAAGCACAACCCCAATCGTCGCCTATTTTTATAGTGTCTGCTTGAAGGTCTCCTTTTACATATGAAGAATAAACATCAAAATTTTTATTACTTATCATTATTAATTCCTAATACTCCCTTTATAAATCCATCTTGAAACCTTGTTATCTTATCATCAAATAATATAATCCATGCTATGAAAGGGAACATAATAAAAAATATTACAAATACAATGAGAAAAGATAAGATAGGTTTCTTCACCATAATATTATTTCTATCTATAGACGTAATTATTCTATGACATGGAAACCAAATTTTCCACATAGCTATTCCTACGCCTGAAATATACATAGCGATTGCAAATTTAAATAAACTTAACTCCATATTGCTCCAAATGCCTTAGACTTCCTAAGTCATATGCGAGCTGAGATGAGTATCTTCCACCATATTCTATGTGTGGAAAGAAAGTTCCTTCAAAATTGTTTTCTTCTATTGTATATATTAAATAACACTTTGCTCCATGCTTACTTTCGTAATCCATGTTAGTGTGTTCTCGTATTACTTTTGCTGGAAAATTCTTGCGAATTGCCCATACAATCTCTCCTTCTTTAAAACTATCACTTACACACTGCTCTGGAAGCAAAGCATTTCGTATGCCCTCATAGTCAGTTGCAGGTAGTTTCATTGGAATACCGAGCCTATCCACTATTGCTTTCACAAAAGCAGGAGAACGATATATCGATTGTGCTATACTAGATACATTAAATCCTTCAATATACATTTGAGCTACAGTTTTTAATTCATCTTCACTCGCGGGTTTACCTTTGTTCATAGAGCGTCGTCTTTCACGAAACTCCATTGTATCACGCCAGTCATCTATAATTTTCTGAAGTCTGGTCGTGTTATACCTAATATTCAGAATCTCACAGGCTTCCTTTTTCGTGATAGGATTATCTGCTTCTAGTAATGATACTACATGTTGTATGTTAGTATCTGTTAATTTTTCATGTGATTTACTTTTAATTGCCATCTTCACTCCCTAATAAAATAATTGTGTAATGAATAATTTTGAGTAAATCTACTTCATTTTTTCCGTTTTTCTTACCATATCTTTGAGCATACTTAATAATGTTTCCAATACAGAAACCTTCAGCATGTCCTGCATCTACAATGAACTCTGTAGATTGAATTTTATTCATAGAATAGTGAGCGCCATAAGTGCCATCTATATAGTTCTTTATCATTCTAAGAATTTTATCTTCTTGAAATTTATACTGAATTTTCTCTTTCTTATTGAAGATACTACTCACTAAGTGCTTTCTCCAGTTCTGTATAACCTCCAATCTTCTTGCCGTTTAGTATAATTTGTGGAAAAGTTCGAGCAGTTGGAAACTCTGCCATAAAATTCTTTGCATCGAAGTCCTCTCCAAGCATAAGATATCTTACTTTAGCACCTTTCATTTCTGCTAGATTCTTTGCCATATTACAATACGGGCAGTTTGGTTTGCTATAAATTGTTATTTTCATTTTGCAGTTATTCTCCTGTCAGTCCATGCAAGTCCTTCGTCCCACCAATCAGGTTGTGGTCTGTGTGACCAAGTAGCGAAGGTTGCTTTATCTGTATGATAATATAAACGATACGAGCCAATGACATCATTTTCATCTTTTAGCTCGTCTGGCATAGCCATGCCAAATGGAGTGAGTCCCTTGCGGGGCATATTCTTAGGTTCGGGCAGTCGATTGATTACTTCAACCACTGACTTGTGTAACTTGCCATAACGATAATGATACTCATCATTAAGAGCATTTGCATAGCAGTGAACCCACTCAAAGTTATCTAAAGATGACCTTGTCCATATCGTACAAGGATGATTGTACATCATTGGTAGATATGGAGTTAAAGGTCGTTCTTCCATTGGTAAATGTTTGATTTCAGCTTTGGATTTATTTAATACTTCTCGTTCTTCAGCATTTAATGCACGAGGGACGAAACCTAGTAAGTGGTCAATCCATACAGCTGTGCATAGCAATTGTGCAGCCTCGAGAGGCATCTTTACAATATGCTTATCCACATGGTATTCTGCACACTTATCTAAATCTTCGTCTAAGTAAAATAAATTCATTTAATCCAACATTTATAGCCAGTGCACTCCTGTTTTGGTGTGCCTGGGCAGTATTCACAAAAAGAAAAACGACTACTCCTGTCCTTGCGGAGAGAAGTAATCGTTTTAGATTGTTTTTGCTTTTTGTTATTTTTCATAATATGTATATTATACAGAAAAATTAACCAAATGTCAAGAACTATTTTTATTTGCTACCAAAGGCCTTTCCTGCTTCGCTGATACCAAATGCACCTAAAGTAACTACTACGAATGAGGTGTAGATTGTATCAGAAATGACTAAATCTTGCCCCATAAAAGCAGTCACTAAATCGCATAAACCAAAAATAGTCATCAGTCCAAAGGAAATAAATCCAATGATTGCTTTTTCGTTTATATCATTGTCGTCTAAAAACAAATCCATAAACTTTCTTTTTGGTGGTTCTAGTTGAGCTTTGGCAGCTTTAGCTTCGTCCTTTAATAGTTTGATAGTATCTTCGGCATCGTCGAGTTTCTCGACTAATCTCATATACTTATCAAGGTCTATTTGGACTTCATTGCGACTATTGTCGGTGGCTTCGGACATTATTTATCCTTTGCTTTACCCACATTTAGTGCGAACCAGTCTACAATTTTGTAAACTTTTTTCATCCAACCATCATCAACTGGGGTTGGAGTCAGAGCCGCAATTAACGAAGCTAACATTACGATTGTTGGGATTACGGCTATCCAAGCCTGTACCCATTGAAAGAACTCTAACATTCTTCTCTCCTTTCCCTCTTACGAGGCTTCTCCTAATACTAGGATAATTTATCTTTAAACCTTCTAGATGCTTGATAGTGTTCTATGTAAGGGTTATCTACACTTTTCATATAATCAGCTACTTTGCACCACTCTAAAGGCAATTGATAACTTGGTAAGTCATGTTTAGTGACTAAGTGTTGTAGAACACGCTGGTCCCACATTTCTTTATTTTGCTCTTGCAAGGCACACCAAGCGCGAATCATTAAATCGGAAAATTCGTTATTTGGAATGTATATGCTACCCGACAGAAGCTCTGTTACTTCGCCTTCTGCCGACTGCCACTTAAACCAAGCAAAAGCGGGATATTGTAAATCTTCAAAATGTGACCAGTTTGGTTCTCTTTTAAAAACTGCATCTGCATCTACATAAAAAAGATTTTCATTTGGAAAGTTTTTCAAAGCATTTTGTATAATTTTAGGCTTCTGTCCACAATTCCACTCCCATTTGCCGAGATTTTCTACTTCTTCAATTGAATAATTTACTTTATACTTTTCACAAGATTCAATTAAATTTTGTACTTCTTCTGCGTATGGTGTGTCCTTTGTGTAAAAACTAACTACTTTCATTTACTATCTTCCCTTCTTCTAGCACTAAGTGTATGGCATGAGCCCAATGAACATCATCTGCTAGAATACATGATGCCATTTTATACCCCAAACTTTGTAATGCTACCATTCTTTGGTTTCCTGCATAACATAAAAAAGAAGCTGATGTTCTTTCTTCAATTAAGTCTGGTCGTATGCCTCGTATTGCCATATCATAATTTTTCTGTGTATTTGTTAAAACAATGAGAGGGTTCTTCATTCCTGCTACCATGAGCGAATCTTGTAAAGCAAGGTTCTTCTTTGGTTTTACAGGCATAAAAATATCTTTTAATAGAATATTTGTTGTAGCATATTCACTATCTTCTAATCTGTTATCTTTATATAGAAAAGCAGATACTCTGTCTACTGATGCTATCATAGTTTTTGGATTGTTTTCCATGACTCTATTGATTGCACGTCTATATCTTCCCATTTGCCAAAATCAATATCATAGCAGATTATCTTATCC